TTATTTCGCTGCGCTCTGCGTTTTTTTTGCACAGGTTTAGCTGCGTACATTTTATCTTTTAGCTTGGCTAATTTATTCATTACTTATTATAGCATTTTTTTTTATTCTTTCGAAGCTAAGCACTGGAACTCCGCAGTTGAACATAAGAATCAAGGATTACAAAGCACAGCTTTGTTATGAGCAGGCACAGCTTCGCCATTTCGCAAAGCGGGACTGACTAGACTCCAGGAGTCGGACTAGGTATTATCGATCATTGATCCATCATCAGCAGCGTTATTTTATGCTCTCCTTCATGGCTTCATCAGGGAGAGCAACCTATAGAGACAGGAGCAAGCTCGGTCTCTGCTAAAAGTTTTATGTCATTTCGGGAGCTACCCGCTGTACCGTTTTCACCTGCAAAAGAGGCTTGCACAAGGACTATTTATATGATGCATTATAGCACATAATTTTGAGATGCAAGACCAAAATGCAAAAAATACAGATGACCCTTTGAATGAGGTTGAGTTAAAGTTGCATGCGGATATCCGTGATGCTGTAAAGGAGTACGCTGAGGAGATGCAGGTGCAGAAGGTGAAGTCCTTGGCTAGGCACAATCCTGAGAAGGTGGCAAAGATTTTGTACTTGTTCAGTACAGGCGTGTCTCAGACGGCGATGGTAAAGAAGTACGGCATTCACAGGGATACAGTAGTGCATATTTTGACTGAATTCAGTGATCACATGCACAAGTTCAAGGAACTTGGCGGGAAGCTGGCTGCCAGGAACTACATTCAGCTTTCGAGTCTAGAGGAGGATTTGATTGAAAAGGTGCGCAACAGGATGCAGGAGGACCCCGAAATGCAGGTATCTTTCCGCGACCTGAAGGAATTAAGCATAGCGAAGGCGAACGCAGCGAGGGAGGCGCTTACTGCCAGGGGTGAAGCTTCTAGTATATCCGAGGAGCGCAAGGTTTACACGAAGGAGGATTATGATTCAATGATACAGGCGGCTAGGGCCAGAATCCGTAAGGCTCAAGCTGAAAAAGATGATATAATTGAAGCTCAAGAGATATGACCTTTGAACTTGATGAATCAAACAAACCTGCATGCGAGGATGTAAAGGCTTTACTATCTGAGCATTTCAATGTGTACTGCTTCGTAGTAATGAACGAAAAGGGCGATATACATTATGATTACAGCAATCCTCCGCTTGGGAAGATGCTCCTGAATCAGGCAATCAAAAGTCTGGAAGAAGAAGAATGGGAATGGGTAGATGACGACTCTGGTTCTTAGTTTTGTGCTTTTATTGATGCTGTTCGTTGTTCTAAAGGAAACGTAATGTCTTTGGTATTTACCGAGCATCCGATTCTGAAGCCTCCATCGGACGAAGAGATAGTTCAGCTTGCTGAATTGGACCCGCTCTTGCTGCAGGAGTTGCATAAGGTGCACGAGGGCACGATTCTGGCGGCGCAGGAAGATCCTGTTCGATCTGGTTTTGATTTAGAGGGCTGGAACCGAATATCACATGCCCTGAAGCAAAGGGATGAAGTAATTGTCCTTGGGGGGAACCGCAGCGGAAAGACGACTGGATGCGCAAAGAAGGTAATGCAGGCTGTAATGCAGGGCAATGACGGGCATATTGTATGCTTCAGCCAGAACCAGGATACATCGGTAAAGGTGCAGCAGGCTGCTGTTTGGGACATGATGCCGAAGGAGTTCAGGAGAAAAACGAAGAGCACAGAGGGGTACATTAACTTCAGCATGCAAAATGGTTTTACTGGTTCTTCGTTTATTTTCCCAGATACAAGAACTCGTGTAGACTTCAAGACTTATACGCAGTTCAGTAACAATCAAACTATCCTTGAGGGGTTTGAGTTCGGGTTCAATAAAACATCTGGATCAAACATAGGTGCATGGCTGGATGAGTACTTAGGGGATAGCACTCTGGTGAATACTCTGCGATTTCGTTTAGCTACTCGCAACAGCAAGATGCTGCTTGGGTTCACGCCGATTGATGGTTTTACTCCCTTTATTGCGGAGTACTTGCAGGGTGCAGAGACAAAGCACCTGCGCTTTGCGGAGTTACTTCAGGAGGATGTCCCTGTAGTGCAGGATTGCTGCAATAGAGATGCTAGTATAGTCTACCTGCATTCTGACGAAAATCCCTTCGGTGGGTACGAGCGCATCAAGCGCGATCTACAGAACAGACCACAGGAAGAGATCAAGGTCCGCGCTTACGGCATCCCTGTAAAGAGTATGACTTCTTTACTTCCTATGCTTTCTAGTAACGTAAATGTAGTATCAGATGAACCGAACGCCATCAATGTACAGATGCCAGACTTCACGAATCGTGATGAATGGACTTGTTATCATGTAGTTGACCCAGCTGGTGCTAGGAACTTTTCCTGCATCTGGGCTGCTGTAAACGAGGAGCAGGAGGTTTTTATTCTGCGGGAGTGGCCTGATATGCAAACGTACGGGGAGTGGGCTATCTTCGGAGAACCCAAATGGAAGTACGGACCCGCAGCCAAAAAGATTGGTTTAGATATTGCATCCTATGCAGGACTTTTTGAAGAGATTGAAGAGGAGCTGGGGATCGAGGTTTTTGAGAGAATCGGGGACAGCAGGTACTTCGCCAGGGAAAACGAGAACAACGAGGATCTTTTTACGATCTTTGCGGATTACGGGATGCACTTCATTCCCAGCAGCGGAGTGCATGAAGACACGGGTATAGCTGCTTTGGATGAATGGTTCAACTATAACCCAGATGCTGCTATTGACAAATTGAATAGACCGAGGTGTTATATTCACGAAAGTTGTGAAAACCTTATGCAGAGTTTACTTAATTACAATAGTTCAGGCAAAAACGACGAAGCCCTGAAGGACTTCTTCGATTTAATGCGGTACTTACGTATGGCAAACTCAGGGGATGGACCTGATCATTGCAGCCCAAAGGACCTTTTGACTAGATCCAAGAGCAAAGGAGGTTACTAATGAAGAAAAGATTAACTAAGATTGTGCAGGAGCTTGAAGAAGACCTTGCTGAAAACCTATATGAAAAAAAGCCTTTTAATGAAGTCCTTGAAATATGTAAAGAAAAACTTGATTCTTCTTGTTTTAGTGGCACAGGAAAAAACACTTGGGTACTTGAGGATTGCCAGGATGCGATTAAAGAGGCTCTTAGATTACCTGAAATAGCTCCGAAGACATACGCTGCGCATGTAGTGCGTCTTGCGCCGAACCCAAGCTATGTATACGTTTACATAAAAGAATTAAGTACAACAAAGCCTGCAGTGGTTCCCAGAAAGATGCAAAGCTCTCTGAAAGGTAAAAACATCAAAGTGCAGTGCATAAAAGATGAAAACGGAGAAACCTTTAGATACGAACGACCAAAAATTTACTCCTGACATTACACTCAACGAGGATTGGGTGATGCAGAACGTGGATCGTTTGCTCGCCTGGGAGATACTGAAAAGGTACTTAAAAATGGATACACAGGAGATCTCTTCGGAAAAATTATGTGATATGATAGGAATGCCTAATAACTTTGTTTACGAGGTGATTAAAAAAGCCAAGAAAAAATGCGAACTGAAAAATCCGATGCGTTGACGTATTTCATGGGTTCTCCTGATGTAAAATCCATCAGGAACGCCTACGATGAAACGATCCGTGAACTTGAATCCTACTTTGATACATGCCGTGAGGCATTTGATGAAAGGAATAATTTCTGGCCAGGAAAGAGTCGGGATTTACGCAAGCACGGAGCGGACGCTTTCCCGTGGGATGGTGCATCTGACCTGGAGTCGTACGTAATCGAAGAACGCATTACAAGGCTTGCTTCTTTGTTTGTGCAGGCTTTGCAGCGTGCTAACGTCAGAGCATTCCCAACGGAAGGAACGGACGCAGCCCGAGCTAGGATTGTATCCAGCTTTCTGAAGTGGATGACCAGCAGCGGGTACATTCCTAGGTTCATGCGTGAAATGGAGCTGGGTGCTAATTATCTCCTTGAGCGCGGGATTTTGATCACTTACGTGGGCTGGATGCAGGAGGACAAGCGAGTAATTCAAAAGCTTGACCTTGAGCAGATTGAGTCCATTGCCCCAGAGGTAGCTGATATGCTGAACTCTGATGACGACGAGGAGTTCATTATTCAGCTGAAGTCCGCTTTTGATGGCGTCACTGACAAAAGAGCAAAGAGGGCAATCAAGGATTTGCGCAGGATCGGGTACGCTGAACTGCCTACAGTACGAAGAAGCATAGATGCCCCAGAGGTGAAGACGCTTGCTCCAGACGGGGACTTTTTCTTTCCTAGCTACGTTACGGACCCGCAACGTGCTCCGTACTGCTTCTGGAGAAGTTATTACACCGCTCAAGAGCTAGAGAACAAGGTTATTACAGACGGCTGGGACGAAAGCTTCGTGCAGCACGTAATCGAGTACTACAGCGGTGTAAACATTGATAGCATTGAAGCCGAGCAGGAGCATCGCAGGAGCGGGACTTACAGGGATAACGCTTACGAGGCTGATGAGTTAATTGAATTAATTCATTGCTATCAAAGACTTGTTGATCCAGAGGATGGATGCGAGGGTATTTATTTGACTATCTTTCACAGGGACTTCGTGTCCGAAACCCAGCAGGATTACGCAAAGTTTGAGCTTCTGAATGGCTACGATGACTACCCTGTAGTTGTTACTAGACTCTCAGAAGAGACGAAGCGCCTGTACGATACTCGCAACTTCAGCACTATGCTCAAGGGTCTGCAGCACCAGATCAAGGCGGAGCGGGACTGCAGGGTAGACAGAAGCAGTTTAGTAACCTGTCCGCCGATTATGCACCCGCCCAATCAACCACCGCAGGACTGGGGTCCAGGTAGGTTTATTGCTAGACGAAGATCAGATGATTATGAGTTCGGAGACGTTCCACCGAATGCATCCCTGGAGGGCAGCATAGAACTTGAGAAAACTCTGCAGGATCAAGCCGATAAAATCGTGGGTCTGGACGACAGTGAAATATCAAATATTCGCAAGCAGTTCCTCGTGGATAAGTACCTTCGGCATGCTGCAGAGGTCCTGAAGATGTGCTTCATCTGCTTTCAAAGATTCGGTCCTGATTATGTGTTCTTCAGGGTTACAGGAATTCCTGATCCTATGCAGTTCGACAAGGGTTCTCCTGATGAGAACTTTGATATTACGATATCTTTTGATAGTATCAATACGGACCCAGACACGCAGGAGTCCAAGTTGAAGCAGCTCGTTGATTTAGTAAAGCTGGATCGTAACGGCAGAATCAATATGGATAATTTGCTGATGTCCTTCGCTAACAGCATTGACCCAATCCTTGCGGACAGCATTATGCAGGAGAATCAAGACGCATCAATGGAGATGCAGAAGCAGATCCTGGATGATATCAGTAAAATATTCTCTGGTATTGAAATGCCAGCTCGTCCAAACGGAGGACAGGTTGCTGTTCAAATAGTGCAGCAGTACCTTCAGCAGCCTGATATTATGCAGCGCATGCAGACCGATCAAGCTTTTGCAGCCCGTATTCAGAAGTACTTAGGTCAGTACACATTCCAAGAACAACAAAGAATAAACGCGACTGAATTCGGTCAACTGGGTACAGAGGCTGCTCAAATGGGCGAAATGCAAACGCAAGAAATACAGTAATGCTGCATCAAGACATTGAATCCATGCAAAATCACGAGTCCTTTGCCAGGATCGTGCAAGAGATCAAGCAAATGCGGGAGGACTGCATTGAAGAGATGAAACAATCGAATTTTGAGAATCTGCAGCAGGTATCTGGGAAGATTATAGCGTATGATTCAATCCTGGAGCTTACTAACTGGGAAAAAATATCAAAAAGATTTCTTAACCTGTAGCCCAAAAACGTGTGCTACAATGCATTATCGGTATCGCTACCGCAAAAGCGTAAATTATGAGTGAAGTTCAAGAAGGGGTAATCGCGGAAGCCCCAAATGTTCCTGCGACCAATACATCAATGCAGCAGTACGCCGAACGGAGAAAGCAGGAATTGCTTGGATCCGTTCAGGAAGAAACCAAGGAAGAAGTTCCTGAAACTACAGAGGAGACTGAAGAAGTCACCGAAGAGGTTCAGGAAGACACTCCAGAGCAGGATGAATCTTT